CTATTCGAGAACACAAGTTGGCTCTCATGCGAAAGCCCGCTTGCTCACCGGAACTCCTCGAAGAGATCCGACAATATGCGAGACGTTGGGCAGGCAAACATTTGCCTTTCCATACGCCCTGCACTGTCGGGATCACGAGGGGTGCCTGTCTCGAGAAATCGAGACGGGAAGGTGGGCTCGCGGCAGCTCTAGCAGAGGTGTCGTCTTGTGCTCCCGATCGCACTACGGCTCTGGGGATAGATAAGCCAGACGGTCTCTACGAGGTCGACTGGCAAACCTATGTCCAGCATGCGAACCTCGCCGACCAGCTGCTTAAGGACCTTCAAGCGATTGAAGGCCCTTTGCAGGCGCGGGTAACTGTCGTACCGACTCGAGGTCTTAAGTCTCGAGTCGTTACTAAGTCGCCCGCTCCTGCGGTGGCCGTTGCAAACCTGATCCGTTCCTTCCTCTTTACCTCTCTTCGGAGAGATAATCGAGTTGGGTCGGTTCTGGCTAGCAACGACCATATGCAGCCGGTCCGCGAGGCTTTCAAGGAGCCTGTCGCCGAACCCTGTTTGGTACTAAGCGCCGACCTCACTACGGCCACAGATACACTCTCGCAAGAAATTGCGGGAGCTGTGTGGACTGGCTATAGTGAAGCTACCCGGCTACCACGAGACATCGTGGCGGCTGGGCATCGGCTCCTAGGACCAATGAGGGTCACGTATGACGACGGAGAAGAGTTGACCTCGTCATGTGGAGTCTTGATGGGACTCCCCATGTCGTGGTTTATCCTCAACGTCGTCAATATGTGGGCGGCAGACTCTGCCGTATCTACAGTACGTAACGCGCTCTCCCAACGACGAACTCGGATCGGTATTCAGCCCTTCCGTGTGTGCGGGGACGACCTTGTGGCAATCTGGCATCCGAAAGTGATAGCTAAGTACGAGAGCAACATCCGTTCGACCGGAATGCTGTTCTCAAGCGCAGCGAAACACTTAAAGAGTCAGAACTACGGCTTGTTTACTGAGAAATGTTTCTCAGTCAGCAAAGTCGTAGTGCCACAGGGTCTTCCTCGAACCTGTTCGCCCGTTCGGATCAAAGACGTTCGGCAAGTTGTTTATCAACTTGAGGGCTCCTACGCCTTAGCAGCGTGGAGGCCCTCCGAGCGGCGTACCTGGTCTCTGCGTCCGTCCAAGGGTGGGGTCGTAACCCCTCTTGAACGGGCTCAGATGTCAGGTCGTTCGCTAGTCGAACCGTCTGTGAAACCGATTGAGCGAATAAGGCTCGAGCGCACACGGATAGGCAAGAGATTCGACAGAGGGCCCATAGGTTTCTCACTTCGGAGCCTCTCGACGACATCGGGTTCATCCCCGATACGTCCTGAGGAGCCTTGGTGGGTTACCTTTGGGCCGGCTATCGAGTCTCTTGTCCAAGAGTCCCCGAATTCTCGACGTCAGATCGTTCGGCTCGCTCGACTCCTCCATCCAGGATTGGCATCCTGGTGTCGGAAGTTCGGCTTGCCTATGAATCTGCCTCGAGAACTAGGGGGCTTTGGGCTTCCTACCGAAAAGAGTTCGTCGAAGGTACGGCTACGTGAGGTTGCGTCGTTCATGTTTCGACGCGCGATCGCCCACAGTGTGCTTGGATCGGATTTCAGTCCGCTCCAGCATGCTGTGTTGGGTCGTGCGTGGATCCATGCGAAGTCCGGAGACTGGCGTGAATTGGCACTCCTAGATGTAGGAGATGTCTTTGAACACAGCTTCCGGGCTTTGAGACGCAACCTCGGAGAGAAGAGGCTTCGCCGGTGGAGGAACTGCCCCGAGATCGTGGGAATGACACCCCGCGAACTCGAGTCAGTTTCTCTTGTAAGTCGACAAATGTCCTATACCCTTGCCATGGGTGTGGAACATCGGTCAATTTACAAGATCCATCCACTTGGCGTCGCCTCTCGACTCCGCAAGATCGCACTGTCGTCTCCTCTCCACTTTCGGAAACACTCGGCGGGACTGGTAACAGTCCACCGAGTGATGAAGAAGTGGAGGGAACGTGATAGTGCGTTCAGGCTCGTAGCCGTACCGGAAAATTGGGAAAGCGTACGCAAGGGACCCGGCGGGAACATACCTTCACAGGTATGGTCCCGCCGCTCGACCGAA